CACCAGTTCCTCACTCGATTTGATTGGGGGAATTCCCTAGCCCTTGCGCACAACGCCCCGTTCGATGGCGCAATTTTGAAGTGGGTTTACGGACTCAGCCCCAAAGGTTGGCTTGATACTTTGTCCATGGGTAGAGCCTTGCATGGCACTAACGTAGGCGGTAGCTTAAAGGTGCTGTCAAACTATTACGGCCTCGGTGAGAAGGGTACAGAGATTGAGAACGCATTGGGTCTGCATCGTGCCGACTTCAGCCCCGCGCAGTTAGAGCGTTACGGAGATTACTGTAAGAACGACGTTACGCTTACGTGGGAATTGTTTAACGCAATGTCTGCTGGCTTCCCTGCTATCGAGTTGCGCCTGATTGATTTGACTGTTCGCATGTTCACCGACCCTGTGTTGCAGTTGAACGGAGACCTTATTAAAGATCATTTATTGAAAGAGAAGCAACGCAAGGAAGAACTGCTCGAAAACTTTGACAAAGATGACTTGATGAGCAACTTAAAGTTTGCGGTTATCTTGGAAGGCTATGGTGTATCGCCACCGATGAAGGTCAGCCCCGCAAACGGCAAACAAACCTATGCGTTCTCTAAAACAGACGAAGAGTTCAAGGCACTGCTCGAGCATCCGAACACACAGGTTCAATCTTTAGTGGCAGCGAGATTGGGCACTAAGTCTACGATAGAAGAAACAAGGACTGAAAGGTTTCTTGGTATTTCTGAACGTGGCTCACTGCCTGTACCCCTACGCTACTATGCCGCACACACAGGGCGGTGGGGTGGGGACGACAAGTTAAATCTGCAGAACCTACAACGCAACTCACCGCTGAAGAAGGCAATCATTGCCCCGGACGGATACATGATGATTGATTCAGACTCATCACAAATTGAAGCCCGTACGCTCGCATGGCTTGCGGAACAAGACGACTTAGTAGACGCATTTGATCGGGGCGAAGATGTATACAAAATCATGGCATCTGCTATCTATGGCAAGGGCGTCACGGAGATTACGAAAGACGAAAGGTTCGTTGGAAAGACCACCATCCTTGGGTGCGGATACGGCATGGGCGCGGCAAAGTTTCAGGCGCAACTCAAAAACTTTAATGTGGCGATTACGTTGGATGAATCAAAGAGGATTATCGACACGTACCGCGCAACGTATCCGAAAATTACTGAGCTATGGAAATCTGCGGCGACAGCACTCAAAGCAGTATTACAGAATCAGCAGACAACGCTTGGGCGAGGCGGTATTTTAAAGATTGAGGGTAGTGACGGCATCCTATTACCTAATACGCTTTACCTACGCTATCCCAACCTGCGTGTAGTAGAGAACGAGGAAGGGAAATCCGAGCTGGTGTATGACACCAAGAAGGGCAAAGCAATTATTCCAACACGTATTTATGGTGGCAAGGTAATTGAGAACGTGTGTCAAGCCTTGGCTCGGATTGTGATCGGTGAGCAGATGCTAATGGTTGCAAAGAAGTACCGAGTCGTGATGACTGTGCATGATGCTATTGCTTGTATTGCACCCGAAGCAGAAGTTGAAACTGCCAAGGAATACGTTGAGATGTGCATGCGCACCCGCCCGGATTGGGGTATGGAGTTACCACTTAACTGCGAAGCAGGATATGGAGCAAGCTATGGAGAATGTTAATAAAGAGTTTTCAAGAGTTAGGCTTAGTACTGTCGTTTCATTTGCTGTATTGGCGGGGTTACTCCCAAACGACCAAAAAGAAAAAGACATTGACGAAATTGAGATTCGTGGTGACTTTGCCAGCTTGATGCAGTTTACGGAGCTAATATATCAAGACATAAAAGCTGACGAAGACTTCGAAGCGCTAATGAAGAAGGGGTGGGATGATTTATGACAGATGCAGAAAGAGAAATGGATTTGAACATCGCCGACTTAGAAACTGAGAATCGGCTGATGCGAGCGCGTATGGATAGGCTAGAACGTGTTGAGTCTGCGGCTAAGGCCGTAGTTAATTCGTTTACCAACAGCATCGATTACGACAGTTGGGACAAGGCACTTGATAAATTAGAAACTGTGTTAAAGGAGAAGCCATGAACAGAGAAGACATTGAACACATGTGGAAAGTTGCGAGTAACGATCCGAGCCATGACACCAATTGGCATGATCCGGTTGTTATTCGCTTTGCCGAGTTGGTCGCTTCTGCCGAGCGCAAAGAGTGTGAAAAGATAATTTGGAACGCAGATGATTGGATAGGTAGTGACGCAAAGATTTGGATCGTGAAAAGTATCCAAGAAGCAAGGGGGCAAGCATGACTTGGCCTTTCCCCCCATTTCCAAACCCCAAGGACAAGGGAACTAAACAACCCAAGTTCAACCCCGATAACCATGAGGATGCGCCACTATGATCGTCACTATCTATACACGAGAGAATTGCCCTAACTGCGTAACAGCAAAGCAACTGTTGACAGTTAAAAACATTCCATACAACGAGGTAGACATTGAGCTTGGAGACAGGCTTGCCAACTTTCTTAAAGAGTTCCCCGATGCAAGGCAGATGCCCCAAATCTTTATCAATGACCAACGAGTAGGTGGTCTTTTAGGATTACGCGCTGCGCTAAAAAAGTTAGGGGTACTAGGCGATGACTGACTGCCCACACTGTGAGTACCACAAAAACCGAGCCGCTATGTGGAGAGCCGAAGCCTATGCGCAAGCAGGGCATGACATTATTGAGCGACCTTGGACTGGTTTGACGGATGAGGAAATACTCAAGTTTCAAGACATAGTGCCAAACTCATATAGCCTTGACTTAATTGAATTTGCCCAAGCCATTGAAGCCAAACTCAAGGAGAAAAACGGATGATTAAGTACGACGGATATGACGAAGCAATCATTGGGCCCGCAAGCATTTGGCGTGACAGTACTATGGTATCCGTATTGGTTTACGACGCCGAGAAGATACGGGATATTCTCATGAAGCGCGATGGTATGGATGCCGAGGAAGCTCGTGAGTTTATTGAGTTCAACATTGAAGGCGGCTACTTGGGTGAACAAACCCCTGTGCTAGTTTGGCCTAACGATATATGGGATGAAGAATGAATCATATTAAAGCAATCGAAACCATGTACAAGGGCTACCGCTTTCGCTCAAGGTTGGAAGCACGATGGGCTGTGTTCTTTGACACCTTGGGTATAAAGTGGGAATATGAGAGCGAAGGCTACGAGAAAGAAATCTTTGCAAATGGTAGAACCGAAACTATTCGCTATCTACCTGACTTCTTTTTGCCTCACCCCCGACCCGATGCAAATGGTGGTATCTATGTAGAGGTAAAAGGTGATAAGTTTGCTTTGCAAAAAGAGGAACGAAAATACACAAATCTTTTAGATTTTGGTAGCGCATTACCGCACTTTAATGATTCAGGTAACACAGGGGCGTATGAACCGGTACGTGGACTGCTACTACTTTCTGACATACCACAGGCCACACAAATGAAAGTGTACCTTCATCCTATTATTCAGCACCACAAGGGCTTGGTTAGAAAGTGGGCGTTCTTTTCACCTGCGGGAGTACAAGTAGAAGGTGGTTCTATGTTGTCGCAGTTACTAGACTTAGACCCAGACTGGAACATGTCGGGTGACGATTGGGTTATTGAGACACGCGATGTAACTGTGAAGGCATACTACCCAAAGGTTTATGATGCCTATGCCGCCGCACGTAGCGCTCGGTTTGAACATGGGGAAAGAGGAGTTCGCACATTATGAGTATCGTCTGGTCATTCAGTAGCCTGAAAACATTTCAACAGTGCCCTAAGAAGTACTACCACACCAAGATAGCCAAGGACATTGTTGAACCTGACACACAGGCAACACTGTATGGAAAGACAGCACATACTATAGCGGAAGAATATATCCGAGACGGAACCCCGATCCCTGAACAGTTTGCTTATATGCAAGCTACCCTAGACGTCTTAAAAGAGATCCCCGGAGATAAGTTATGCGAAGTAAAACTTGGGTTGACGAAGAACTTAGAGTCGTGCGACTTCGATGCTCCAGATGTATGGTGGCATGGGGTAGCGGATTTAGTGATTATCAATCGGACAACGGGGACGGCGCACTCCATAGACTACAAGACGAGCAAGAGTGCGAGATATGCGGATGTGAAGCAACTGGATCTTGTCGCTTGTGGATTATTCGCCAAGTTTCCGGAGATCAAGAGGGTGAAGTCGGCTCTCTTGTTTGTAGTCAGCAAGGAATTCGTGAGGGCTACGCACTACTCAGAAATGGTAGAGAAATATATTGAGCCCCCTGCCCGAGATGTTGCAAGAATTGAGGCGGCGTTAGAAAATGGGGTATGGAATCCAATCCAAGGCCCACTGTGCAAGTTTTGCTCAGTGAGAGAATGTGAATACAACAGGAACTAACATGCCCTACGTAAACAAACCCCGACCATATAAAAAAGAATATCAGCAGCAGATTGAGCGTGGTGAAAGCACAGCTCGCTTAGAGCGTCAGCGTGCTAGAGAAGGCATAGATAAAAAGAATGCAGACCAAAATAACGACGGACGCGCTGACGTGCGCGAAGGCAAAGATGTTGCTCATATCAAGGCACTATCTAAAGGTGGCTCCAACAAAAACGGAACCAAACTTCAAACCCCATCAGCCAACCGATCATTCAAACGTGGCTCAAACCACAAAGTAGTATCAGAAGTAAGCACCAAGGAACGTAAGAAAAAATGAACCTATCAGAGTATACGTGGCCTCGTCCTCCGGGGTTCACGCCGTTTGAGCATCAGAAGACAACATCAGAATTCCTAACAACAAACCGCAAGGCGTTTTGCTTTAACGAGCAGGGTACAGGTAAAACAGCATCAGTCATTTGGGCTGTTGATTACCTGATGACTATTGGATTAGTGAAGCGTGTATTAGTGATCTGCCCTTTGTCGATCATGAAGTCGGCTTGGCAAAACGATTTGTTTAAGTTTGCCATTCACCGAACCGTAGTAGTCGCTTATGGAGCCGCACGTAAGCGTAAGGAGATTGTGAATACTGGTGCCGAGTTTGTCATCATCAACTTCGATGGCGTTGGCATCGTCAAGAAAGAAATCATGGCGGGTGGGTTTGACCTCATCGTAGTGGATGAAGCGTCAGCCTATAAGAATGCGCAGACCGAGCGTTGGAAAGACCTACGAGACCTAACAAAAGTTATTAAGGGTCTATGGATGTTGACTGGTACGCCTGCCGCACAGTCTCCTGTGGATGCTTACGGATTGGCAAAGCTTGTGAACCCCAAGGGCGTGTCACCTTTCTTTGGTCAGTTCCGAGACACAGTGATGATGAAGCTCACTATGTACAAGTGGATACCCAAACCAACTGCACAACTCATCGTTCACAAAGCATTGCAACCCGCTATTCGGTTTGAGAAAGCCGACTGCCTTGATCTGCCGCCTGTTACGTTCGTTGAGCGAGATGCACCATTAACACCGCAGCAGTTAAAGTTCTACAACATACTGAAGAAGCAGATGCTCATTGAGGCTGCTGGCGAAGAAGTATCAGCAGTTAATGCTGCCGTACAAATTAACAAACTTCTGCAAATAGCTGGAGGCGCGGTGTATACGGATACGGGCGAAGTGGTTGAGTTTGATGTGAGCAGTAGGCTCAACGTGGTGCAAGAGGTGATTGAAGAGTCAAGCCATAAGGTGCTTGTGTTTGTGCCGTTTACGCATACGATTGAATTACTTGAAAAGCATTTGCTAAAACACAACATTACATGCGACGTGATTAACGGCTCGGTTCCTGTAAACAAACGCTCAGATATTGTCAAGCGATTTCAAGAGCAACCTGAACCAAAAGTATTAATCATTCAACCGAAGGCGGCGTCACACGGGTTAACTCTAACTGCCGCCAACACAATCATTTGGTATGCTCCATGCACAAGTGTTGAAACGTACTTGCAAGCCAACGCACGTATCGACCGCCCCGGGCAAGTCAACAACATGACTGTGGTGCACATCAAGGGTAGCCCTATTGAGGCCAAGATGTACACGATGCTTCAGGGCAACATCAACAACCACCAAAAAGTAATTGATCTATACAAGCAAGAAATTTCTTCGGAAACTCTTGACAATGTAAAAAGTTAGAGTACACTTGTATTTGTGTGGCAGTAGTGGGTAACGGGTTAGCGCCGTTGCACTGGCTTCCTTTCATTTCGTAGGACGAAACACTGCTTCATGTGAACTGCTACTGTCACACACTTAACCATTAGGAGAATTAGATGATTGAAGAAATTCAAGAACAAACAACCCCCCTAGATTTAGGTAAGCTAACCTCAATCTACATCAAGATCAGAGACAAGCGTGCCGACAACAAGCGCATGTTTGAAGCTGAAGACACAGACCTCAAAGAGCAAATGGATGTTTTAGAAGCACAGATGCTCGATGTATGCAAAGACATGAATGCTGATAGCATTCGCACCCCACACGGCACAATCATTCGCTCGGTAAAGTCACGGTACTGGACGAACGATTGGGATTCAATGTACGACTTCATAGAGGAGCATGGTGCATTTGGCCTGTTAGAGAAGAGACTTCATCAAACAAACATGAAGGATTTCCTCTCTGAGAATCCCACAGTTCTACCACTTGGCCTCAATGTGGAGAATGCTTATACCGTGGTTGTTAGACGTTCTAAGGAAAAATGAAATGAGTGATCTCACTATTCTCAACCAAGACCTCCCCGACTTCCTGCAAACCGCAGGTGTTAGCGAGCTTACAAAACAACTCGCCGGTAAGTCCGGCGTTAAACGCATCGTGCCTAAAAACGGAATCTTCCGTAAGACAGTCGGCGGTGAAGAGATGGGCAAGGTCAAGGGTAACTTGAACGCCATCATCGTTAACGCGTCCCCTGCCGTGGGTCGTATCTTCTATGCAAAAGCATGGAGCCCCGATGCCGAGCCGACTGCGCCCGACTGCTTCTCTAACGATGGTCGTACACCTGATGAGGGTTCATCGAACAAACAAGCTGAGCGTTGCGATAACTGCACCCAAAACACCAAGGGTTCAGGTATGGGCAACTCAAAAGCTTGCCGCTACTCACGTCGCATTGCGCTCGTGTTAGAAGAAGATTTCGGTACTTCACTTGAAGGCGAAGTGTATCAAATGAACTTGGCATCCAAGTCTTTGTTTGGTGACGGACATGGCGAAAACGCACACACGTTTGAAAACTACTCTAAGTACTTAGCCAACAACGGCAAGAGCTTGGACTACGTTCTTACGCAGATCAGCTTCAATGAAGAGAACGATAACCAGTCGGTGTTGTTCACACCAACACGCTTTATTAGGCAACCTGAGTATGCTGTGACTAGCGAAGTAGCTAAGAAGCCTGACGTGCTGAAGATGGTCGTTATGACACCATACCAAGCTGACATGGCGGGTAAGCAAGCTAAGTTGGAAGCACCAGCCCCTAAAGCCGCGCCTAAAGCTGAGTCTCCTATTGAGGAACCCACTAAGCGTGAAAAGAAAGCTGACCCTAAACCCACAGTTAAGAAAGACCTTGACTCTGTGGTGAAGGCTTGGAGTGACGAGGATTAATATGCCCTATGGTTACAGCCAAAGCTTGGTGTACGCAAATAGAAAAGCAAGCATCAAGTCTTTGGGTGTGGCCTTGGGTCGTGTTTGTATCCGCGCAAACATCAGCGTTAGCGAAGTTGCAGGGTTCTTCGGGGTAACTCGGATGACTATCTACAATTGGTTCAAGGGGGATTCTGTCCCCTACCATAGCTACGATGAAGCCATTAGCGATTACATAAACCATACCCAAGCCACCATCCAAATAAAGTAAAACATGTCATCTTTCGATCTACTCGATACGGTACTGCCACCGGAAGGGCGCTACTGTGTGATGGGGATTGGTAAGTATCCTGACCAGAATTTTGTAGATACTAAGGAAGAGGTTGAAGAGCTAGCGCAGCAGTTTGTTGAACGCAAGATTGACGTATTCTTTGGATGCGCCAAGTACGGATCGTTAAACAACCGCACTCATGAAAATGCAAAATACTTCCGTGCTCTGTGGATGGACATTGACTGTGGCCCAACCAAAGGTGTACCCGACAAAAAAGGCATTATCAAAGGCTATCTCGATCAGCAAACGGGACTCGACGAGTTCAAGAAGTTCTGCATTGCGGTCGGCTTACCAAGGCCAATACTAGTAAGTTCTGGTTACGGCATACATGCGTACTGGCTACTAGAAGAAACAGTGTCTCGCCGAGAGTGGGAGCCACTAGCCAACAGGCTTCGTGAGTTGTGCGTTGAGCAAGGGTTGATTGTGGACTCCTCAGTCTTTGAGGCTTCACGTATCCTGCGCATCCCCGGCACATTCAATTTCAAACAGGAAGAGCCCAAAGAGGTGACAGTCTTAAATGAACTAACGCCTCGCATGACATACCAAGAAGTTAAAGACTTACTTGGTGCGCCTGAACCAAAGGACGATGTACCCGATTTCATTCCGCGCTCAATGAGCCCGATGATGGAAGCACTCATGGGTAACAAGGTCAAGCGGTTTAAGACGATCATGATGAAAGGTGAAGGCGGGTGCGCCCAACTTAACCACTGCTTTGAAAACCAAAACGATATTGAAGAACCGTTGTGGAGATCCGCTCTTTCTATTGCAGCTTTCTGCGTAGATGGAGACAAGGCCGCACATAAACTGTCAAACAAACATGAGGGTTACGATGCCGTAGAAGTTGACAATAAAGTTAACAACCTACGTAGCAAAGGTGGCCCACATCACTGCGCGACATTTGCAAAACTCAATCCGCAAGGTTGCGAGGGTTG